CTTTGGAGAACCTGTGCCGCACACACAACGGTGGGCCGCAGGGTCGATTCAGGGATTCCACTCTCCCCTACTGGGAGAAGTGTCTGGAGGTTTTGGGTAGATGAAAACAATATTCTTCGACATAGAAACAGATGCGCTTCTCGATGACATGACCCTAGTCCACTGTATAGGAGTTGCAGAGGACGATGGTAAAACTGAGGCGTATGGGCCAGATGATCTGGAGGCTGGGGTGGATCGTCTGCTTACAGCTGAACGCTTGGTTGGTCACAACATTATCGGGTTCGACATCCCGGCATTGATGAAATACGAACGCACTAATCACATCAAGGACTTTGATGCTTCGATCAGGGATACGCTGATTTGCTCTCGCCTGCTGTATCCAGACATGAAGGAAGACGATTGGCGGCGCATGCACTCCCCGGCCAGGAAAGAGTTCCCGAAGGACATCTATGGTCGGCATAGCCTCAAAGCTTGGGGCTACAGGCTGGGAATCCACAAGGGCATGTATCTGGAGGAAACGGAAAACTATGGAGAGTTCACCGAAGACATGGCTGATTACTGCAAGCGTGATGTGGATTGCGTTCGCACACTCTGGCATGCACTGGAACAAGGACGATGAAGCCGTACAAACTCAGCGAACAAGCAGTTCAACTGGAGCATGACTTTGCTCTCTACATCCGCAGGCAGATCCAATGGGGGTTCAAGTTTGATGTGCCAGCGGCAGCACAGCTGTATGCAACTCTAAGTTCAAGGCGTGAGCAATTAAACCAAGGGTTGCAGAAGTTGTTTCCACCGATCATTCTTCCTCCAGGTCACCCGAAGGGGTTGAAGACCAAACAGAAAACAATCGTGTTCAATCCTGGTAGCAGGAAACACATCTCAGATCGCTTCATCGAAAAGGGATGGAAACCAGAGAAGCTGACCAACGAGGGTCGCCCCCAGATCGATGAAGCAATCCTCAAGGAGATTGGCACACCTGAAGCCGAGAGCTTGAACGAATACCTACTCGTATCCAAACGAATCAGCCAGCTTGCTGAGGGAGACACAGCTTGGATCAAGATGGAGAAGCACGGCAGGATGCACGGTGATGTGTTGACGAACTCGTGTATCACCGGGCGGTGTTCCCACCGCAGCCCGAATATGTCTGCCGTTCCGAATCTAGGCTCTGCCTATGGCGAGGAGTGCAGGTCATTATTCACAGCCACCAGTGATGATTGGGATCTGGTGGGCATCGACTTCAGCGGTTTGGAGATGAGGGTATGCGCCCACTACACCAGCGGATTCGATGATGGGGATCTGGTCAAAGAGGTGTGCGATGGTGATCTGCATTCTGCTAACGCTAAGGCTCTGGGAGTGGATAGGCCCACAGCCAAGACATGGCTATACGCCAGCCTGTATGGAGCTGGCGAGGCTCGCCTGGGCGGCATCGTTGGCGGCACACCATCAGATGGGCGAAAGACCAAGCAGAAGTTTTACAGCAGGTGGCCGGGCATTGCAGAGCTGAACGACAAGATCAAGCACACGATAAAGACTCGTGGATATCTCACAGGATTAGACGGCAGGATTCTTCCTATCAGGGGTAAGGAGTTTGCCGCCATCAATACGTTATTCCAAGCCGGGGGATCTACGTTAGTCAAGAATTTCACGGTAGCCCTTTCAAATCGTCTTGTTGACGAAGGTTTGAAGTATGGAACTGATTGGGCTGCATGTAACCATGTACATGACGAGGTACAAATTGAAACACGCAAATCCTTATCGCCAACCGTTAAAGAAATCGCCGCTTCAGAAATATCGAAATGTGGAGCAGATTTCCACTTCCGATGTCCCCTTGAAGGTTCCATATCCATCGGCAGAAATTGGGCAGAAACCCACTGACACCGATTGGGCTTACCTGTCAGCTTATATTGATGGGGAGGGCAGCGTGACTATTAACCGTGGCGGCAGCTGCCAGATGGAAATCGCATCAGTCAATCCCCATGTGCTTGATTGGATAGGTGCAACCTTTGGTGGCACGGTTGGTAAGGTCAACACCAAGGCCAGGCGATCATTGTTTCGCTGGCGAATATACGGCAGCGACCTCAGAACCCTCATACCCAACCTGCTCCCATACAGTAAGGTCAAGGGTGACCAACTATCAGCGGTCATCGAATACTACGATTATCCCCCGCACTCAGAACGAAGAAACCAAATTATACGAACAATGAAAATTAAAAAGCGATACGACTATGCCAGAGCAACCTCTTCCCCTTGATCTTGTGGACACCAAGGATTTGGTCGATGAGCTACAGGCTCGATTTGATATATTCTTGGCAGCAGGTGTGAGGTACAAACAACCAGGCGACATGGATATGCAGTTTGGTGTTAAAGGAAACGTGTTGGATATTGTTTCGCTTGTAGAGTATTTGAAGACCGAATTGATACTACGAACCCTTGAGGATAACCAAGAAAATGGAAACGGCTCCCGAGATTTTGATTGATGGTGATATCCTCGTTTGGACAGAGGCTGCTGCTCTTGAGCAGATTGTTCACTGGGAGACTGATGTCCACACACTGGTATGTGATTTCCGAGAACTGAAACAACGGATTGATGTGCGGATCATCGCATATGTTGAGAAGTTTCAAGCTCAGAAATACACAGTGTGCTTCTCCGATTCTGGCAGGAATTTCCGCAGCGAGTTTATTCCAGAATACAAAGCTAATCGGAAACTGGTACGGAAACCTGTGAGCTTCCGAGCAGCGGTTGAGTACTGCCACGAGGTGTGGGGAGGGATAACTTGGAAAAATCTTGAAGCTGACGATGTGTTGGGTATTCTGGGTACGAGGCATCCAGAATCGATAGTGATCTCATCAGACAAGGACACAGCTACAGTTCCCTGTCGATGGTTCAGCCCGATTGCTGATGATGGGAAGGTGCGTGTCATCACGCCAGCGGAGGCAGACTACACCCACCTGTGCCAAACCCTAAGTGGGGATCGCACTGATAACTATGGCGGTATCCCCGGCTGTGGCCCTATCACCGCAGAAAAGATACTGAAGGGGAATGTGACTTGGGCAGCTGTGTCGGATGCCTACAAGCGTGCAGGTCTGACCGAAAAGGATGCTCTGGCCAATGCTCGCTGTGCAAGGATTTGCCGTGATGGGGACTATTCCCCCAAAACAGGAAAGGTGAGATTATGGCAACCAACACGATGAATCGACCAGAACTGCTGAAACTGCATGAAACGCTATGCAATGAGGCTCGCCAGCTGATGAAGGTGAAAAACCATGACTATGCCGGGGGCAAACATGAGAACATCCCCTTCGCCAACTTCACACGAGTGGAATCGATGGGCATCACAACCACAGAAAAAGGGCTGCTGGTAAGGATGACCGACAAGATGTCTCGCTTGAGTACCTTTTGCCAGGAGGGCCACTTTGAGGTTAGCGACGAGTCCCTTAAGGATACGATCATCGACGTTATCAATTACGGAGTACTACTCTATGGATATGTCCAATCAAAGTCCCCAGATCCAGATCAAGAAACCTAACAACAACGGTTCAATGGATACTACTCTACCTCCTGCTCCTACCATACACAGGAGTTTGTTAGCGTATCTGCAAGGAGTTTTCCCTGATCGGGTTCCAAAACCCGATACAGAAGATCGGGCTATATGGATACATGTAGGCCAGGTGGATGTAGTACGCCACCTTCAAGATGTGTACGAACAACAGCAATCTGAAATGGAGTAATGACTATGTGCATGGGATCACCTTCGACCCCTGATATGCCCAAGCCCACTGCTCCAACTCCTCCACCACCTCCAACCCCTGTAGCTAAAGAGCTGAAGACCAAGATCGGGGATAAAAAGCGGAAGCGGAAACGAGTTGGGACAGCAGCTCTGCGGATACCTATGGGTGTCTCGTCCCCATCTTCCGGGGCTGGGCTGGCAATCCCCTCAGCGGGATCAGGAACCCAAAAGTACGGCTAAATGGATTACAACAATGAATCGTCATCCGTTCAAACACTATACGAACGAATGGCGAGAGACAGGGAGCCGTATCTGGATCGAGCCAGAGAGGTAAGCAAACTTACCCTGCCCTTCCTCATGCCCCCCTCTGGGCATTCCCCTTCCAGCCCTCTACCAACACCGTTCACAGCAATGGGCGCAAGAGGTGTTAACAACCTCGCCAGCAAGATGCTGTTGACGCTGATTCCACCCAGCCCATTCTTCAGGCTATCTATAGACAACCAAACCCTGGCTGGCTTGGATGAATCGGGGAAACTACGCAGCCAGCTCGAAGAGTCTCTGATGGTTGCCGAGCAGGCTATCGTCCGAGAGATCGAGAAGTCTGCAATTCGACCCGCAATTTACGAGGCATTCAGACATCTCATTGTCACCGGGAACTGCCTGCTGTTTGTCAACGAGGATGGGGTGCGAGTCTTCGCTTTGGATCAATACACAATCCACCGTGATCCTATGGGTAATGTCGAGAAGATGATCACGCTGGAGAAGATCGGAGCCAACCAGCTCGATCCTGAAGTGCTGAAGCGAATAAAGAACGATAACCCATCGGAGGATGTGAACGAATACAACCTTTACACCTGTGTCTCTCTGAAAGGAAAGAAGTATGACGTTTACCAATCTGTAGAGGGCATGATCCTTGAGAAGTCTATCGGAACATATACGAAAGAGTCCAGCCCCTACATTCCTCTCCGCTGGAACCTGATCTCAGGGGCCAGCTACGGCAGAGGTTTGGGAGAGGAGGTGATCGGAGATCTAAAGACCGCATCAGGTCTAGTCAGAGCATTGGTGGAAGGCACAGCCGCATCTGCAAAGGTTCTGTTTTTGGTGTCACCGAATGGTAGCACCAGAGCCAGGCAGCTGGCCGAATCTGAAAATGGGGCAATCGTCCAGGGCAATGCTGCCGATGTCTCTGTGATCCAGACAAACAAGGCCACCGATTTCAGGGTGGCACTTGAAACCATACGGATGATCAATGAAAGATTGCAGCACAATTTCCTGCTGACACAATCGATCACCCGAGATGCTGAACGAGTCACCGCACGAGAGATAGATGTACTCAAAGAGAATCTTGATGCTGCCCTGGGTGGCACGTTCTCGCAGTTGTCTCAGTCATTCCAGCTACCTCTGGTCAAACGCATGATGTACATGATGACCAAGAGCAAATCCCTGCCACCTATGCCGAAGGAGTTGATATCGCCAGTGATCACCACTGGTCTGGAGTCTCTGGGCAGAACCCATGATCTGGCAAAGTTGGATGCGTTTATAGGTGGCGTACTTCAAACGCTGGGACCGCAGCTCGTACACCAGTATGTGAATGTAGGTGATTACCTCAAACGCAGGGCATCAGCCTTGGGCCTGAACACCAAGGGTCTGATCAAGACCCAGGAAGAGGTAGCCCAACAACAGCAGCAAGCCCAGCAGATGCAGTTGGCAGAGAAGCTTGGTGGCCCAGCAATCAACTCAATGACCCAGCAAGCCCTTGCGGCTGAACAAGGCGAAGGGCAGGAACAACAAGAACCAGGACAAGAACAACCAGTACAGGAGTAATCTAAAATGGAACAAGTGGATATCAGCATGAGCGATGGAGTTGGCGCATCTCCAGCAATCCTACCAGGCGATCAGGTGCAGAATCCCGCAGATGCGGAAAACGCAGACTTGGAACCCCGGCCAGATTGGTTGCCCGAGAAGTTTCAGAATACCAGGCAGATGGCTGAGGCGTATTCAAATCTAGAACGAAGAATGGGGCATCAGTCAGAACCGTTGTCAGAAGACGCTGGCATTGGTGACCTGCAAGCTGTTCAGAAATCTTTGACATCCGAGACACTATCACAGTACACGCAAGAGTACGCTGACAACGGCAACCTGAGCGAGAACTCCTACAAAGACCTTGAAACCAAAGGTGTTGATCGTACAGCGGTAGATGCATACATAGCTGGTCAGCGTGCGTTGGTCGATGCTAACCTCCAAACCGTTTACAACGAGGTTGGCGGCCAGCAGCAGTACTCTGACCTAATGGATTTTGCGGTCAGGAATCTTCCTGAAGCTGAAATCAATGCATTCAACGAACAAGTACAAGCACAGCGTGCTGATGGGAGCCTGGATATGGATCGAGCTATGTTTGCAATCAAGGGCTTGAAGGCCCAGAAGGAAGCGGTAGATGGCAGCACCCCTCAGCTTATAACAGGTGGGGCAGGGTCGGCAACTGGGAACGTGTTCAAAAGCACAGC